AGAAATGTGGATGGATGGGCCAAACGGTTACGGTAAACTAAAAGTACTACCTACTCCAATGGGACAGTTAGTTAAAACAATGCTAGAAAGCGGAGTTAAACTAGGTGTATCATCAAGAGGAAGTGGTAACGTTAGTGACGACGGAAGCGGCAACGTTTCTGATTTTGAAATTATCACTGTGGATGCGGTTGCTCAACCTTCCGCTCCCGGTGCATATCCAACACCAATATACGAGCACCTTATGAATGCACGTGGAGGGTATAAGGCATACGAAATAGCACAGGCAACTAAAGAAGACACAAAGGCACAAAAATATTTAAAGGAATCTCTGATTAACATAATCAGTAGACTCCAATGATAAGGAAAAAACCATGTTAGAAGCACTGACAAAACTTTTCGAGAATGATGCAATTAGCGAAGAACTCAGAGCTGAAGTTGAAGATGCTTGGAATGCAAGAGTAACAGAAAACCGTCAAGCGGTTACTGCGGAATTGCGTGAAGAGTTCGCACAAAAGTACGAACATGACAAGCAGACAATGGTTGAAGCAATAGATCAAATGTTGTCAGAAGGGTTAGCAAGTGAAATTGCTGAGTTTTCTGAAGACAGAAAACAACTAAGCGAAGCAAAAGCAAAATATGCTGTTGCTATGCGTGAAAATGCAGATCTTCTAAAAGGATTTGTAGTTGATCAACTTAAAACAGAGATTGCAGAGCTACGTGCAGATAAACGTGCAATGCAAGAAAATCATGCTAAGTTGGAAGAATTTATTGTTGAATCATTAGCTTCAGAAATTGCAGAATTTTACGAAGACAAAAAAGATTTAGCAGAAACCAAAGTGCGTCTTGTGCGTGAAGCCAAGACACATATTGCTAAAGTCAAGAAAGATTTCGTTCAAGAAAGTGCAGCATTAGTATCTAAGACAGTTGCTAATACTCTTAATAAAGAGATTAGTTCACTTAGAGAAGATATTGATACAGCACGTAGAAATGACTTTGGACGTAAAATCTTTGAAGCATTCGCAAATGAGTATGGTTCTTCATATTTAAATGAGAAATCAGAAACTGCAAAACTACTTAAAGTTATTGATGTAAAAGATAAGCAACTAAGTGAAGCTAAAACTTTTGCAACAAAAGCTAAAAGTTTAGCTGAATCAGCAAGCAAAGAGAAATCACGCTTAGTTGAAGCAGCTAAAAGAGAAAAGATTATGAACGACTTAATTGCTCCTTTAAGTAAGGATCAACGTTCAATAATGACAGATTTACTGGAAACAGTTCAAACGCCACGCTTAACAGCATCGTTTGAGAAATACCTACCATCAGTAATTGATAGTAATACTCCAGCAAAGAAAACTAAGGCACCACTTACAGAAGGCAAAACAATCACAGGCAACCGTGAACAATCACAAAACACTAGTTCTAAAGCAGACGATCACAATGTCGTAGACATTAAACGTCTAGCTGGATTAAATTAAGGAGATTATTATGTCAGAACTACTAGAATCACGCTGGCAGGACACAAAAACAGCTCTTCTTGAAGGCCTACAAGGCAACAAGAAAGGTGTTATGGCAGCTACACTTGAAAATACTCGCAAGTATCTTTCAGAAAGTGCAACTGCTGGTGCTACATCTGCCGGTAATATTGCGACACTTAACCGTGTTATCCTACCAGTTATCAGACGTGTAATGCCAACAGTTATTGCAAATGAGTTAGTTGGCGTTCAGCCAATGACTGGTCCTGTTGCACAAATTCACACACTACGTGTGCGTTATGCAAATACAGACAACGGAGCAACAGCTGGGGATGAAGCATTCAGCCCATTCAAGATTGCAGAATCATATTCTGGTAACCCAGGTTCAGGCGCAGCGCCTAGCCCAACAGCTTCTATGGAAGGTGTTGCAGGTAACCAGATGTCAATTCAAATCTTAAAGCAGACAGTAGAAGCCAAATCACGCAAACTAAGCGCACGTTGGACTTTTGAAGCTGCTCAAGATTCACAAGCAATGCACGGCATCGACGTTGAAGCAGAAATCATGGCAGCACTTGCTCAAGAGATTACTGCTGAGATCGACCAAGAAGTACTAGCAAGCCTGAATGGCCTAGCTGGCGCAGCAACTGAAACATATGACCAAAACGCAGTATCAGGTACAGCTACTTTTGTTGGTGACGAACATGCAGCTCTTGCAGTTCAAATCAACAGAGTATCAAACCTAATTGCACAGCGTACACGTCGTGGCGCAGGTAACTGGGCAGTTGTTTCACCATTTACACTAACACTTCTACAATCTGCAACAACTTCTGCGTTCGCAAGAACAACAGAAGGCACATTTGAAGCACCAACTAACACTAAAATGGTTGGTACTCTAAACAGTGCAATGCGTGTATATGTAAACACATATGCAACAGATAATGCAGACGTACTAATCGGATACAAAGGTACATCAGAATCAGACGCAGCAGCGTTCTATTGCCCATATATCCCATTAATGTCAAGTGGCGTTGTTCTAGACCCAGCAACATTTGAGCCAACAGTATCATTCATGACTCGTTATGGATATGTTGAGCTAACAAATACTGCTTCGTCTCTAGGTAACGCAGCTGATTACTTAGGTAAAGTAGACGTAACAGCTACTAACGTAAGCTTCAGCTAAGTTTTAACAACTTAATAAAGGATAGGCGCTACGGCGCCTATTTTTTTGACTTTTTTTCTAATAAAATGGTTGACATTGTCTGTAGAGATGTTATATTAGTTACATAACGAAGACGACGGTTTACGTTAGATGGTGACTGAAGCGATGTCGGTAGACGGCATTAAGGTAATGTAGAAGAACCTTAGCGGGTTGGTTTAGCGACTGCATACATGTTCCGGGTTTATTGCACGAGTCTACTTGTGCCCGGTTGAAGGTAATAAGTAATTCCTTCCTATCACATTATAAAAAGGCCTGTTCTTAACTGAGCAGGTCTTTTTTTTATAAATACATCATGCAGGATGAATATGTATCTGCATTTTACGATGTAGTACAAGAAACCAGACAACATACTGGTATTGAGTTACCAGAATCTATTGAGCACTATGTGGTTATCCTTTTAGCGAGCCATATGGACAAAACAGACTTTCTCCCTAATAAATCATTTGCACAAACATTTTTACAAATGACTCGCACTAGTGATGCTAAAACTCTCGGCGATACATGTTTATTTGTAACAGGTATATTTCCAGACTATGGTATAGATATTAAATATTACTCAGATATAGGTAAAACTAGTTATGATGCAGTGTCGCATAACTTAAACCCTGAATTATTTTCTACATTAAGTCAACATTTTGACTATGTGCGTGAGTTTATAAATTATATTCCGAACAAACGAGATAAATACTTTGTCTAATGAGCGCCTCGAAAGAGGACTTATGCTGTAACCCGCAGCGTAGACCTAGAACGTCAAGGAGAAACAAAATGGGACGTCCACTAAATAAAAGATTCTTCGGCACACCTACAGCCGATGGAAATGAAATCAGAGTACAATTTAATAACGGTGCAAATTCAGTAAATGGCTGGATTGTAAAACAACTAGGATCAAAAAAATTCCGTTGCACAGACGGAACAGCAATTAAAGATTGTTTTCTAGTAGATGCGTCAGCAGCAGATGTTAACACTCCAGCAGTATTAGCAGAAGGCGAAATGACTATGACTGTTAAAGACGATACAGGCGCTCTTAAACAAGTAGTAAAAATTACAGCTCGTAAAGTAACAGTTGACACTGGTGAATCACTGCCATGGAACTTCAGCGATGCTACTAACGATGGTGCAGTCGAAATGGAAGAAGCTGGCGTATTTAGTTACGGAGCAGACGGCGAACCAGGCGGCGGCGACGATACACAAACTGGTGAAGACGACTTTGAGTCAGACGGCGACTAAGATTTTAATGCCCGTTTAACGGCGGGCATTACTTTTACAGAGGTAGAACATGAGTAAGTTTTTCGATATACCCGATGGGGACTTTACAATTAAGACAGCAGGCGGCAGTCTAACACTAGGTGCCGACGGCACAGCTACTCTTGATGGTAATTTACTTGTTGAAGGCGAAAACTTTAGTTTACAAACAACTGACTTAGAAGTTCAAGATAATATTATTGTTATCAACAAAGGCGAAGTTGGCGTAGGTATTTCTAGATCATCTGGAACAGCTGGTATTGAAATTGATAGAGGTACTTTGCCTAATGCTAGGATTATCTTTGATGAAACAATACCTTGGACTGATCCAGGTGATGATGAAAATCCTATTGAAGCATTAACAACTGAGTATGGTGGATTTACATTTACTAATACTGAGGGTGAACTTGTAGGGATTAAAGTAAACGCTATTGCAACAGCAGGCGAAACATTAAACTTAATTGGGTCCGGTGTCGGAAGAGTTAGTGTCGCAGGTACTACTAATTATGAATTAAACTTACTTGACGATGATGATATTCCTAACAAGAAATATGTTGACGATGCAGTCCTTGGACAAGTTGGTTTAAGTAAAATTTCTAAAGGTGACATTACTGAAAGCTCTGTAGAAGTATTTGATCAAGAAACAAGCGGCCTTGATAGTCGCGTAGAAGTAAGAATAGACGGAACATTAACAACTACATTCTTAGAAGATACAGTAGAAATACAACGTGTTGAGTTTGAAGGTAATGAAGTAAAAGCAGTTAACAGCGGTGAAGATTTAGTATTAACACATTCTGCAACAACATCTGTAAGAGTGAATCATGTATTATCAATCACTGCTAATCCAAACCCGCTTTCGCTTCCAACTAATCCAACAAATGGTGTAAAGCTTTTTGCAGGACCACAACAAATTGGTGGTACAGGTATTTTCTTTGCTAACCAAGATGGCGTTACTGATGAACTTGTTAGTAGAAGTAAATCTATTCTATACGGAATTATATTTTAAAGGTAAAAAAAATGGCAATAAAAAGTGTACTCATAAGTAACCCACTAAATCCTGACTATGCAACAGATGGTGTTGATACGATACTATTACAAGTACCAGCAGAAAAAAGGTACGCAGTTACAGTGATTATGGTTTGTAACTATGCAACACCAAATCCGGCTGACGATACTGAAAATGCAACAGTATTTGATATGCATTTTATAAGATCAGGTGACGCACTTGGTGATATGAACAAAGTATTAGGTAATATGCCAATGGCAGCAGGTGAAACTTTTACATTCGATACAGAGAAAATTATTATTGAAGCAGGTGACTCGATAAAAATTAATAGTGATTCACCTCATGTTCTTTCTGCAACAGTAAGTTTCTTGGAGCTATAATGAGATACGTAAAACGTCAGACATCAAATGAAAAAAATGCATTAGGCAAAGGTATAATTTACACTGCTAATGCAGAAGTCGTAATGGACACACAGAATA